GCACCTTGCTCTCCGTGTATGAACTGTGAGATCATCCACTTTCTGCTCTCTAAGCCAAATTGTAGCCATTCTTTATCGCCCCAGTTTTCCACAGGACTACCCTTATAGATTGACATCTCTCTAGTCGATCCAAAATTTGCATAGTCTTCAGCTACAGACTTTTCAATGTCCACATCTATAGACCAGTCCAGTGCTGTTTCCCCATTCCATTGATTGTTCTTAGCTTTTTCGTAAAGCTTTCTTAATTGTGTGCGAGCTAAAGAATAATCCCAAGTAAACATTATATCAAAATTAGTTTTAACAACATGGTCAACCGCAGCAAAATCCACTTCTGGGGCATTGATGATAGGCTCTATGTCATTAATCTTTATATTGCCTATAAATTCTTTGTAAGTTTCTTTTGTTACAGTCATAAAATCTCCCTAAATAATAATTATATCACACTAATAGTAGTATTTAAAAACTTATTTTTTTATCTATTTGGAACTTTATACTCTGACCAATCTGCACTGGGGTTAGTGTTTGGTGTTTTAGGGCTAAAGTTCGCACTTACAACAACTCTTTTTTCTTCAGAATATTGTCTATTGGTCATATGGGGAATATAAGAATTAAATATTAATAGCATTCCTGTTTCAGTTTTAACTGAAGTTGCTCTCTCTATTGTATTGCAGTGAGTAGTAACGAATATTAAGTCTGCACTATCTTTTGGTGCGCTTACGTAGTATGACACAGAATAATATTCTTCCGGGTAAAGTTGAGTATTTACCTTGTGTGTATGACTTAAGACAGACTGACCTTTTTCCAAAGTTATTGACCAGATAGAGTCCATGGCCATATTTGAGTTGGTAAAATAATTAACAGAATTAGTTATTTCATCAATTAACTTCATTGATTCTGGCTGACCAAAAGGATACAGCTTATCTTCATAGAAAGTATGAGCTGGCGATGGGTCTTTTACGTTTGGTGTTGTGTCAAATTTTTCTATTTCTTTTAATAACTTATCATTATCAATGTTTTGCAAAAACGTTTTGTATACACTTAATGTAAATAGATCAATTTTTTCATTCATAATAAAATTCACCAGTTTTTAAAGCTGATGGTGGGTTGTCTTTATGCCACACGTTTACCACCACAACTCTTCGCACACCCTTAATCGGTGGAGTAGTATTGTGTATCACGTGTCCAGCGTCAAATATTATTAATCTATTTGGTGTGCAAGATATTCTTTCCCTTAATTCTATTGGGACTATCAAAGGATTTACATTTTCTTTTTCCAAAGCATCGACTGTATCTTCCGATATAGCTGTAGGATGCATCTCTAGAAATCCACCAACTACATCGTTAGTGTGCGGATAGTATACGCAGCCTATTCTTGGACCTCTAAATATTTTTTTATCTGCGTAAAGGAATGTGTCTTCGTCTACGTGGACATCAAGAAATTGACCGGGCTTGAAAGTTCTAGTCCAATATTCAAAGCCGCAAACATCTTCTATTGGGAATGGAAGATTGTTTTCCCATATTTTTTTAATCAATCTTTTTCTTGGGGTATTAACTTCAGACTTCAACCAACCATCCCAAAACATATATGGGGCAAAGCAATCACATTGTTCATCATGGTAGCCATTTAGAACTGTAGCTATTTTTTCTTCATCACCCATTGATTCTGGAAAGAAGTTTGGGGTCAGTTCTATTTCTTCTAGTAAATTTTTATCTTTTATAAAATCATCTATGATAATCATTTTTATAAACTAACTGCGTAAGTAACAGCTGCTCCTGTAGGGTTGTGGTAAACACATGAATTTTTTATATTAATTAAATTTCTATGGACCTCATAAAAATCAGTATATATTGACTCATCTTTATAAAGCTGGTCCGTACCAGTATACAATATCATCATTGTTCCATTTTTGTTTAATAAATTAAAAAAATCTACAACTGAACCTGGATCATGAATAATATCGTGGATACTCATACATATGAAGTCATAGTAACCACCATCCCCAGATTGTATATCCTGCATTGTAACCGTGTTATAAGACCATGGTTCGTCACCTATATAGTGCTCAAACAAATGTAACTGATAATTATTTAATAAAGAAAGCTTTGATTTCTTTTCCATTAATCTAGCTAAGCCGGTGTTGAAGGCAGGAAGTGTCATTAGTGAAGTCTTTGGATTGGCTGTCAAAAATCCAAATTCATGGGTGTTGGCCGCATAGAAGTAAGCCGGATTAACGTTCCAAAAATGGCTTTCCTTACTAAAAACATCAAAATACCAAATCATAAAATCCATACCAGCAGCTATTTTTCTTTTATCTATAGAAAAAGATTCTAGATATTTATTTATAATTTTACTTTTTGATATAGATTCTTCAACTGATTCGATGTCATTATATTTTATTAGCTTAACTAAATTGTTAAAATAATTTACCTCATACTGCATTTCTAATCGCTCCAATCGCCAACTGTCGCATATACCAAATTCTTCTAATATTTGCAATTAGAGATATTCTTTGATTTTTTAAGAATAAATAAAGAGGATCATTTGAAAGATCCATCGAACCTGACTCAACTTCATTTATAGGAGCTATGGATATATTTCTTGCAGAATTTATTATTTCGTCTATTGAGTAGTCTTCAACATTTTTAGGATTTAAACCAACTATATATAGATACAAAAATAATTGCTCATTAATATACTCTAGGTCTTTTTTTGCATCGTAGGTTTTCATATTAAATCATCTATTGATGGGGATAAAGGCAAGATTATATACTTATTGATTTCTGTAAATGCTTCAGTCAAAACATACTCTCTTGTTGTTCCACCGTTTGGCATAACGATGTTTTGATCTTCTTCGGAATAAACTGGAACAGCTTCATCCATGGTCTCAGTAAATTCATGTATTAACTCTTCGCTAATTTCTTTAGGATTCATCCTTAATCCCCTTTAATGCTTTTTGTTGATTCAACAAAGACTCTTTGCCATCTTTTATTAAAGAATCAACATTTGAATTTTTTATCAGTTCAGATAAATGCTTAATAGAGTTATCTAGATAAATTATTGCTTTATCTTTTGTATTCATTAGCTTGGTTCATCCAGTTTTGGTAGACCAGTAAAGCTTGGCCCGATTTTATTGCCATCTGCGTCAAGACCAGTCCTTATTCCCTTTGTCCATGTCCAAGGATTTTCTTGATTGTTTTTCATTTTCATATCACCATATTTTTGTCTAGAATTCATTAGCTCTGGTTTGTCCCACAAATTTTCTACTTTAAATTCCACATCATTTGTAACTGTACTATCAAAAATATTAAAAAACATAAATGGCATCCCCGCCTCAAAGACAACTGGTTCACCTATCTTATTTATCATCCAATTCATCTGGAACTCATCCGGCCACCAACTACTTGGAATAATTGCTGACAAAGGAGAGGCTCCGTCCACCATGTAATTAGGGGAACCGCCTATCGATGTTTCATAGCCGTCTTCTGTGCCAAATGCCCACCCGGTAGAAAAAGAAACCATTCCGATAATTCCACCATAAGCTATTTGTCTACCCTTGTATTCTGCCCCTTCAAGGATCTTGGGAACTGTATTGCCACCATCCCATTGAGCAACAACATCTTGTGGCAAGATTAATTCCCAGCCATAAACGTTTGCGTAGGTCATAGGCAGGCACTGATATGCATGCTTGTTGTACGTGTTGTCCATCCACTCACGCTTTATTCGTGACTGGCGTATTTCTGGAGCGTCTTGCGTTGTCTTAGTTAAAGTAACTTTAGTCATTCAACTATTATATCTGATTCTCCAAGAAAATGCTCTATAGTTTCGGTAATACTTTTTAAGGCTGTTTCCGAATTGATTGTTCTATTTCCAGAGTTATACGCAAGATCTAGTAGATCAGAATTGCAATACCTAACTACTTTTTTGCCGTCTTTGCTAATAATAAACTTTTCAAAATTACCCTGTATAGGATCTTTATTATCTTGAACTTTTTGATAGAAAGGATGCACTGGCAAACCTGTTTCCGAATCCTCTACAATCGCTGCCATCTTGGCAAAGGGTAAATCCGTTTTGTACAAGTCCTTCATATGACTGCGCATCAACTCTGGGCTCGCGTTTGAATTTTTAAACTCTCCGTATGCGTGGTCACAAAAATCTGTACTTGGGACAGCTACTACCTCAAAACCTAAATCTTTATATTTATCATATAGATTTTGTATCGTTACATACTGCGGCGAATTAGCACATTCTCCAGTAACATTAACAAGCATTGTAACTTTGCCCTTATTCTTTTCAAAGATATTATCTTCTCCATCTAAAGACTCTAGCTTTAAATCGTAAATTGATTCGTCATAGTATTCGACCGTTGGTATTTCCAACGGGTTTATTTGCTGATCATCCATAAATCTCTCCTATTGTGGCATTGGGTAAGTTAGTGGCACATTATCCGCTTTAGATATCCCAACATTTTCTGTTATTTTACTTCCATCACCACCATAGCCAATGCCATGCTTGTGATTATTATCATTATAATCAAACATAGTAACGGCAGAATATTTAACTCCGCTCTTTACCTTCAAAGAAGAGTGTGCATATATGTAGGTGGAAGGGAATAATACAATATCCCCAGCTTGGGGTTTAAAGTTTATGTTCAAATAAGGGAACCACAATTCGCCGCCCTCATAATCATCATTCAAGTACATAACTGAAGACAATGTACATGTATATGAGAACCCGTGGTCAGCATGGACCGCAAAGTGTTGGCCTGGATTATATCTAACGAAATTTATGGCTTCCATATAATCCATCTTAAAATTATACAAAGATTCGTAATGGGTCAAACATTTTTTTAAGTTTACTTCTACATCTTCATAGCATTTTTTTACTTCTTCAAACTCTGGAGTTAAATACTGCCAATGACTTGGGCTCATTTTGAGATCAACGCAATCTCTGTAATCTGGCATCTTCACGTTATAGCCAACCATTGCATCTGACCATTTGAATAGTTCATGCGTACTATCGCCTATTGCAGCTTCTAATCTTTCTGGAATATTTAGCTCTCTCGGAATGGCGTTCCTATACAAATAAATGCCAAACTTAGCGTTGTCTTTACTGTCTGCACATGCACCGACGTGAAAAAATTCCATTTAAATCTCCAATCATTAAGCGATAATGATATACTATACCACATAAACTTTTAGCTTGCAAAGGACAACCAATGGAAGAATCTTTAGTAAGACCAGGACATTTTGGTGATTCGAAAGAAAATATAAAAATTGTAAAAAACTTTGTAGAATTAGAAGACCTTAAAACTATACAAGATTTTTTGCCTACAATAACTGAATGGATGGATGCCGGGGAAAATCAATATTCAGAAGATGGCACATGCACATATGACGCTTCATATTGGTCAAACAGACAGTGCAGTGGTGAAATTTTATCTAGAATAAATTTAGATATTTATAATATTGTTGACAAATATATATTAAAAATGAAATATTTCTTAGAAGATTCTTTTAATGTTAAGTTATCAGCTAGACCACCGGTTATTATAAGATGGTTTCCTGGGATAGAACAACGTCCACATGCTGACAAGCAGTTAAACGACGGTTCACCAAATCCGTTCCCTACATATGATTTAAATTCACTCATATATTATAATGACGATTTTGAGGGCGGCGAATTGTACTACCCTCAACATGACATTGAGGTAAAACCAGAACCTGGTCTTGCGGTTGCTCACCCTGGCGATATTAATTATTTACATGGTGTTAAAGTAATTAAGTCTGGAGAAAGATTTACTACGCCGTCTTTTTATACCATCACAGAATTATAACGCCACTTATAATAAGTGAATATAAAACCCGCCCTTTATAGGGCGGGTTTTTTTATTCACCTACTTAAATGATGGTGGGAAAAACGGTGGGAAGAATGGTGGGAAAAACGGTGGGAAAAACGGTGGGAAAAACGGTGGAAAAAACGGTGGAAAGAATGGTGGGAAAAACGGTGGGAAGTATGGTGGGAAGTATGGTGGGAAGTAAGGTGGGAAGTAAGGTGGGAAAAACGGTGGAAAGAATGGTGGGAAGAACGGTGGGAAATAAGGCGGAAAGTAAGGGGGGAAGAATGGGGCGTGTCTTTCATAGGAAATACTTATACCCAACGGTGTAACAGCAGTATCTGTTAAAGCAGTTTTTACCTTATTAAGATCTGATGGAACAGCCGTTGCAGTGTCTATTGGTGTGCCAACGGTAAAACCGGCAGCAGTTATCGTTGCGTTAGCTGTTGAGTCAGCTGTTCCGTGCGGCTACTGTAGGTTTTGCAGCTTTTCTTTTTTGCTTCTTGCCATCATCCTGTGCCATATTATGCTACCAAATCTCCTAGAGCAACCCATGTATCGGTTGCGCGTTTAATAAGTGTAGCAGATGACCAAGTTGTGCGCAACTTAAGTCCTGGAGTACCGTTTACCGTTACTCCAGCACCAGCTGTCAATGTACACTGTCCAGCTCCAGTTTGCAGAACTGTGATAGTAGTGCCTACGGGAAACGCTACTGAAGAGTTAGGTGGTACCGTTAGAGTGTTCCCCGAGGCAACACCCATTTCAACCATCTTACCACTGTCTGCCAAGACTAAAGTATAGCTTGCTGTCTGAGCATTAGTGACTGTGTCGGTAAAAATTCTCTGATAGTTTGTTCCATCATTGGTGAATTCCCAACAGTCTGTTGTTTCATTCCAACGAAGAGCCACGTTTGTTGAAGTACCACGCTCAACTTCAATGCCAGCGTTTTGCGATGGACTACCTGCTTCATTATTGTTTAATATAATAATGTTGTCATCGATTGTTAAAGTCTCTGTATTAATACTTGTGGTAGTTCCTGAAACTGTTAAGTTGCCAGAAACAGTTAAGTTTCCTGCTACTGTTGGGTTTGATGTGTTCACCCAAGCAGAACCATTGTATGCAAGAAGTTGATTTGTTGCTGCTGTGGTGATTGTAACATCAGAAAGGTCCGTAATGCCTAACGTCTCAGTGAGGCTAGCGTTAACCCAAGCTGAACCGTTATACTTAAGGAACTGACCACTTGCAACTGAAGTAATTGTCACTCCGCCAACGTCATCAATGTCATTGATAGTTGGGATTGAACCCCATTCAAGACCTGATGTAGCCGACGAGTTTGCTCTTAAAAAGTTTCCATCTGTTCCAACAGCTAAGCGACCAACAGTATTATCTGCCGAGGCGACAATCAGATCACCTTTAGCGTCTACTATTGCGTTGGCTATATAGGTGTTCGATGCATTAGCTATAGCTAAATATGTGTTAGCTGCTGTGCTGGATGGTAAGTATGTGCTAGACGCTGTAGCAGTCGTTAGGTAAGTGTTAGCAACATAGGTGTTCACTACAAGTGCTGCTGCATCTGCAGAACGGTCTGCATAATTGGTTGTTGCTATTCTAGTGCTATTGTCTGCCACATTGGCTGTTGTAGCCGTAGGGGTCCCACTCAAAGCAGGGCTGACAAGCGGCGCATAAGTGCTAGCAGCATTGGAAGTTGTTAAATATCCAGAGAAGCTAACGCTGGCACTTTCCTTTGCAGTAACTCTACCATAGCTATCTACAACAACATTTTTGATAAATGTCGTTGTGTCTGCTCCGCTATTAGAAGTAACCGTAACTGAAGCTAAGTCAATGCTGTCCGCATTTACTACTATTCTTTCACTGCCAGCAGTTACTACGTTAACTGCATTATTGGTTATTGTTAGACCATTGCCAGCGGTGAATGCACCAGTGCCAGTAAATTGAGAATATACTAAATTATCTGTTCCAAAAACAATGTTACCGTTTTCTCCACTTGGAGTACCGCTAAGAATAAATCCGCAGTTAATGTTAAGAGATCCGCCAATAACAAAAGTAGCATCACCTTTTTGAACTTCTCCGACTGGACTGTTATCTGAATCTGATCTTCTAGTAAGAACCCACACTGCTGAAGCCCCACCGGTAGCAGTTACTGTGTATATACCATTTTGTGTTGCAGTGGCTTGATTTTTAATCAGAACGGAATCCCCAACTGCTGGAGCGCCACCATCTACGGACAATGCTCCGTTAGCTGAAGCTGTTAAAGTAGCCCCCACACCATCTGTTCCGTTGTTATAGGTACAAGTTGGCAATGCTTCTGTCGTAGCAACGGACACAGGATCATGCCAATTCAACCCAGCAAACAAAGTATCTACATAGCTTCTCGTAACAAGAGCACTTGAGCCAGTACCAGCATTTGATGCTGACACAGAAAGAACATTCAATGTTCCATCTACCGCTATATTTCCTACGACTGTACCACTAGAGTTTTTTAATTCTATCAATGGTGCGGTTGCACCTGTTGCAGCTTTGATGACAAAAGCTTCATCAAAAACTGTTATCTCTGGTGCGGTTTCAATTCTTAAACGGGCCATGATGCTCCTATGCGTATATTACAGAACTGAAGATATAGTAATAGGTTTAAAGGAAAATTATTGTGTTATTCTCTTTAAAAATTCTAACATTTTTCCGGTGTACTTTATGCGTCCAAAATGAGTTAAGTTAATAGTTGGGTCAACCCAAATCTTTCCACCCATCTTTTGCCAATATCTGCAGAAGCCATAATCTTCAGACAAGAATCTTCCATCATCATCTACATAAGAATTAAATAAAGCATAGGCGTTTTCTGTTTCTTCGCCGTGCAGTGCGCCTGTATCATCTTTGTATTTTAATTTTTTATACTTTTTAAACATCTTATCAAATACTTGACGCTTAATAAGCATGAAGCCAGTACCAGCTTCGTAGCATTCGACTGCGCCATTATCAATGTTTAATTGATTTTCTCCCGGCTTTGTCATATGCACTACATATCTTGTGGCATACTCCATTAGGTCCTGGGCCGGCAAATCGGCTTGTGCGCCTTCTTTCACTTTATCCCAATTAATTTCCTTAATTGGATATGAAGCGGTCATAACATCTTTGTCGTGCCAAAGCAGCTTGAGAATTGATTCTTTATCAAACTGTAAATCTACGTCGATAAATATCATATGAGTATAGGCTGGGTTGCCCATAAACTTAGCAACGAGGTTATTTCTTGCGCGATTAATCAAAGAATCGGAGATGGTGCATACCGAATAGTTTAAACCTATTTCCTTATAATAAAGGAGGGCCTGCAAAAGGCTCATTGCAAAAGGTTCTGTTACGTGTGAATCGTAACATGGGAGAGCAAAAAATACATTCCACTCTTGCAGTTTTTCTTTAGGTATTGTTATGTTTATTGGTTGTTCTTCTACAGGCATAAAAACAATTATAGCAACTTATTACCAAGTTGTCAAAGCAGATCTTTTCCAAGTATCTGTTTCTATGCAGACATAAATATAGTTTTCGTCCCAAGCCATGTCACCTGTTGTGCCAAAACTTGAAGAAGTAAGTGGAACTGTTACAGAAATATCATCAAAAGATGTAATTACTCTTTTCCCACCAACGCCAGCAAATATAGTAATTTTTCTAGAATTAGTTGCTGGTGGCGATGAGTAGTATATAGAAACTGTATTTCCGTCAATAACATCCCATCGAACCTTAGTAAAATCGTAATCCCCACTAACATCTCTAGAAATTAATCCAATATCTGTTGTATTTAAATTATGGGTTATATAAAAAGTTCTAGTTTCACCATCTCCTACAATTGTACTGTATGAGTATTGTTCTATGGGGAGAAAGGCGGTTACGACAACTGCAGAGGTTGGTTTTGAAAAATATAAAGAAAAATTCTTTACAGTATCAGCTTGAGCGCGTACATCAAGTACATCGTATGGATAAGTTGCTCTTTTTGCGACAATGACAATGTCCCTAGAGCCAAGATTGTGACTGAACTCCGCAAAACCACTTGGTGTAGAGCCTTCAAAAATAGTTTCACTAAAGTAAACTTTATCCCCAGCTGAAAATAATAAAACTTTTATTGAATTACCAGCTGGCGGTGTTTCAAATTCTATAATTACAGAATCTAGACTGATCGCATTCCATCTAACGTCTAATGAACTGGCAAAAGTATTTGGTGTTGCTTGCTGATTTGTTGTGCCGTCTGATTCTCGTGTTACAACAATAATATCTCTTGTATTTAAATTATGATTTATTGTAAATGAAGTTGATATGCCATCTCCAATAATTTCTGAATAAGAAAATATTTCTGATGGTAATGCGTCTGCTATATTTGTAGCAGAAATTTTATTTCCGTCATAAGATAATACTTGACCGGTAGTGATTCCAGCCAGATCTAGCTCGATACCGTTAATAGTTACGGTAGAGCCAACAACAAGACTATTTTTTACTATAAAATCTTTATTCGCCACTAAAGTTCACTGTCCCTCTAGTTTAAAATTTAATAATTTAATTAAATTGTAAAACTTATATGATTATATCACACTGCTATAAGTGTTCTTGCTACCTTGACTGTTGCATTTGTTGATGCGGCGTCTGTAATCGTCACTCTCAACAATACGTTCCCTGCAGAAATTGAAGTTGATACAGTCATAGGTATTCTTGATGCGCCAAGTTCAATTACTGCATACTCTGACATAAAAGAGTCTGTGCCGTCATGTGCTAAGAGAACTTCAGAAGTTGTGTACTTAGTGCCTTGTGTTACTTGGACAAGGTACTTAGCTGTTCTGTAAGTTGCTTTAGCAAAGCTATCAACTGTGGTGATTGTGTTTACATCAACTAGTTGAGTTGAAGTATTAAGTTCACCAGTTCCAGAATCAAGTGTTATTGCTCCAGTTGCTACGCTACCAAAGGTAACTGCTGCATTGGTGGCAACGTCCTGGCCTATTGAAAGGCTAATTGTATTAGCATTGTCGTTATAGGCCTTGGTTACACCCGTACCTGCCGTTATCGCGCCTTCTACGGCATCCTGAGCTGCCTCAGAGAAGTCTGAGACCTGACTGGCAGTGATCGAGATAGACGAGTTAGAAGCTGCTGTTAAGCGTCCCTGAGCGTCTACGGTGAATGTTCCCACTGAAGACGAGCTACCATAGCTACCAGCTGTTACAGCTGTGCTATCAAGGTTTAAAGTTATAGTATCAGTTGCACTTGCAACAGAGCTTAAACCAGTGCCACCAGCAATTGTTAAAGTATCGGTGCCTGAACTGATTGTTTGGCTTGTTCCAGAATCACCAGCAACCGTAAATGAAGTTGCTACGTTTGCAATGTCTGCGTTGCTAGCAATGTTAACATAAGTAGTGCCATCATTTGTAAACTGCCACTTGTCTGTTGATTCATCCCAACGGATTTGGACATTATCAGAAGTGCCACGCTCAACTTCAAGTCCAGCATTAAGGGCTGGGCTTCCTGTTACATTGCTATTAAGAACAATAATATTATCTTCAACAGCTAAAGTTTCAGTATTAAGAGTTGTGACATTTCCATTGACTGTAAAGTTTCCAGTAACGGTGAGGTTATTGGAAATTGTTACGTTTGATGGAAGGCTTAAAGTTATTGCTCCAGCTGAAGCACTAACGGCAATTTCATTTGCGGTTCCAGTCAAAGATGTAACAGCATTTGAAGAAAGGTCACTTACCTGACTTGCAAGAATACTGATTGCAGTATTAGCAGCTGCGGTCAAACGTCCTTGAGCGTCTACAGTGTAGTTTGGAACCGTAGATGCATTTCCATATGAGCCAGCAGTTACTGCTGTGCTAGCTAGATCCAAAGTAACTGCTCCAGAAGTACCGCCACCAGTAAGACCAGTTCCGGCTGTGACTCCTGTAATGTCTGCACCATCATTGGTGAGACTGAAAACACCAGTACTTGAGTTGTAAGCTAGGTTGCCTGAACCACTGACTTGTGCCCTAACGTTTCCTTGGAAATCTGAAACTTGACTTGCAAGAATACTGATTGCAGTATTAGCTGCAGCCGTTAAGCGACCCTGCGCATCTACTGTGTAGTTTGGAACTGTACTTGCATTTCCATATGAGCCAGCTGTAACAGCTGTTGAGGCCAAGTCAAGAGTAACAGCACCAGAGGTGCCACCACCAGTCAATCCTGTTCCAGCTGTTACTGACTCAATGTCACCTGCATCGTTGGTAAAGCTGATAACACCGGTTGAACTATTGTAGGCAAGATCTCCTGCAACACTGATTTGGGCTCTGGTGTTAGCTGTAAAGTCTGAAATCTTTCCTGCTGTTAGAGTAGTAAATGTCAAGTCTCCAGCACCATTGGTCATCAAGACTGCACCATTGGCTCCGTCAGCACCTACTGCTGAAATAATTGAAGCTTCTGTTGTTCCAACAATTGTTGTGAAGTCTAATACTCCAGAACCATTAGTGGTAAGAGCTTGTCCTGCGGTTCCATCACCACCAGCTGCTGCAATAAGAGCAGCTGCCGTTACGTCTCCAAGATTAGCATAGTTGGTGCCGTCATTAGTAAACTGCCATTTATCGGAGGTTTCATTCCAGCGCAATTCAACGTTAGTTGATGTACCACGCTCAATTTCAATCCCAGCATCTACGTTTGGTTCACCAGTTACACTTGAATTAAGAAGAACTTTATTATCTTCAACTGCAAGTGTTTCGGTGTTTAAAGTTACAGTGTTTCCAGAAACAGTTAAGTTTCCAGTGACAGTGAGATCTTGACCAATTGTAACATTAGAAGGAAGACCGATTGTGATTGCACCAGCTGAAGATGAAACTTCAACTTCATTTGCAGTTCCAGCCAAAGAAGTTACAGCGTTAGAAGAAAGATCGCTAATTTGTGAAGCAAGGATTGATATAGTTGAATTACTTGCATTGGTTAAGCGACCTTGAGCGTCAACTGTAAACGTTCCAACAGTGCCTGCTGCACCGTATGAACCGGCAGTAACAGCTGTTGAAGCTAGATCAAGAGTAACTGCACCAGAAGTGCCACCGCCAGTGAGTCCAGTGCCAGCAGTAACTGATTCAATATCGCCTGCGTCGTTGGTAAAGCTAATAACACCAGTGCTTGAGTTGTAGGCAAGATCTCCAGAAACGCTTATCTGTGCTCTTGTGTTGGCGGCAAAGTCTGAAACCTGACTAGCAAGAATGCTAATTGCATTTTGTGATGCTGCAGTTAAACGACCTTGTGCATCTACAGTGAAGCTAGCTGCAGTGTTTGCATTGCCGTATGAACCAGCTGTTACTGCAGTGCTATCAAGATTAAGTGTAATTGTATCTGTATTTGAAGTTACAGATGTTAAACCAGTTCCACCCAAAATGCTAAGTGTATCTGAGCCAGAAGTAATTGTCTTGCTTGTACCAGAATCGCCAGCAACTTCAAATGACGTAGCTACGTTTGCAACTAAGTTTGTAGCAAAAGTTTGTGCTGCGGTTTGAGCACTTGAAGCAGCACCGAAAGCATCAAAGGTATTGGCTGTTACTGAAATTGTTGGAGTTGAACCTTCTCCGCTATTATTGGCCAAAGTAATTCCAGTGCCAGCAACAAGCGACTCAACATATGAACCAATAGTGTCTGTTGAAAGGTTTACTGCATCGTTAATCCAAACTGAACCGTTATAACGGAGGAAATCTCCATTGGTAGCTGAAGAAAGAGTAACGTCACCCAAGTCATCAATCGAACCGATTGTTATTGTTGAGCCAGCAACAGCTGCATAAACACCAACTCTTACTGAATTAGAGGAAGGGGCTGCTGAGAAATCTAAGGTAACCGTTCCAGTTGTTGTGGCTTCCCAGCGAACATCAATAACTTCATATGGGCTTGCTGCGTTGCGTGCAACAACAACGACATCTCTTGTTCCCAGCTGGTGAGTAAGAGTGTAACTAGTAGCGCTACCATCACCTATGGTCGAGGTATAAACTGTACCAGCTAAACCAGTGTCTGTTCCTGGGGCAAACTTGGTCCCGTCAAACTTTAATACTTGATTAGTGGTAGCTCCAGTTGTATCAATTTCAATTCCGTCAACAAATAGAGTTGAAACATTAGCTTGACTAGTCTGGATGGTAGACGGAAGACTTAGAGTATAAACTCCAGAAGTGGCATTGGCCGAAACTGTAACTTGGTTTGCCGTTCCAATAACATTGGATATTAAATTAACTCCGTATTATTGCATTGGCTGTGCTGTTCTTGTAAAATAATTTACCATCAGCTACGTTAATTGCCAATTCGCCAAGCGCAAGTGAAGCTGGTTCCTGAGTGGTTGTGTCTGATCTTTTTAAAAGTAGCGTGTTGTTTACACCAAAAATTGAACCGCTAAAAGCCATGTCTTCCTCTTTCTGTACAGAAAATCTTTAATTATAGTAATATAATACTACCACTTTTGAAGTGGACATGTAGCGTTTTTTAATTTAGTTTTTATTTTCATAAAACAACCACATTTTTTACATTGTTGTGTTAACTTAATATAAGAATCACATTGTTCACATATTCTTAACCTATTTTGCTGAATATGTTGTTGGTCAACAATTTCCATCTACTTAAACGCCGGTGGGAAGAACGGTGGGAAGAACGGTGGGAAAAACGGTGGGAAAAACGGTGGGAAAAACGGTGGGAAAAACGGTGGGAAAAACGGTGGAAAAAACGGTGGAAAAAACGGTGGGAAAAACGGTGGAAAGAATGGTGGGAAGAACGGAGGGAAATAAGGTGGGAAAAACGGTGGGAAAAACGGTGGGAAATAAGGTGGGAAGAACGGACTAACCACAGAATAATCTATAGTGGTCCCTATTGGGACTACAGAAGCGTCAGTTAGACTTGTGGCAACTGTTTCATAAAGCGGGCTATCAGGAATGTATATCGGCACATTAGTTACTGTGCCAACAACAAAGCCTGCAGCAGTGATTGTCGCGTTAGCAGTACCTTTAGGAGTTCCGTGCGGCTATTGTAGGCTTAGCTGCTTTTCTTGAACCTGTTTTATCTCCACTTGACATAAATTAAGCTTTCAAATCTCCGATAGCCAACCAGCTATTGTTTCCTAGTTTTACTAGTGTAGCAGAAGACCACTGTGCGCGCAAGTAGCGACCAGGAGTAGCGTTTACGGTTACCCCAGTATCTCCCCTAAGTTCTATTGTTCCTGTGCCTTTTGATAAAACAGTAATTTGATCTCCAGTATTAAGAATGTTTGGCACTGTTACAATAGCAGCTGAAGAACTGTTAATTGTCACCATTTTTGCTAAATCTCCAACCACTAAAGTATAAGCCCCAACTTGATCATTAAAAATAATATTAAAGTTAGATGTTGCTGGTCCACTAGCTAATTTAGAGTAGTCGATAGTGTTTGAAGCTATCATAGAATTTGTGACAGTATTAGCTGGCAAAGTTACAGTTCCAGTAAGGGTTGCATTTGCTATTGGGGCATAATATGTGCTGGCTTCACCATTTAAATACTGGGCATTCAGGTTAGAAACTAATGTTGTTGAAGCCACTACTAACGGCGCTGAACCAGTTGTTACTTTACTTTCAAAAGTATTAGCAACAACATCTGCATCAGTATAAGATACATGTGATGTGTCTACCGGATGAGTTGGCTCAACAGTAAGACCCTTGAAGAATTTAAATTTATGGCTATCAGATGCGTCACTAAACAAACCAGCATGTCGATAAATGCCATCATTATAATTGCCAGCAAAACCAAGATCCGGGTCAGTTGGAGTAGCGCCGCTATTTAGGTAAATAATTGGATCTTCAATAGACAGGCTTGTTTGGTTGACTGTTGTTAGTGAACCTGTTACGTTTATGTCTCCAGCAACTGTTATACTTCCAGCAGTCGTAATGCTGTTAAATGTAACATCAGAGTTTGTATTTACTTCTTGGCCTATAGAGATAACCGGTGTTGAATTTTCGCCAGAATTATTTGCAAGCGTTATACCCGTACCTGCCACTAATGAAGATACATAATCTCCAGTTGTATCGGTCCCTAACGCAACAGAGTTTTCTGCAATTGTTGCAGTTAAGGTTACATTGCCAAGATTCGTCAAGGTTGCTGAACCAGTTAAATCTCCAGCCAAAGTAATCACAGGAGAGACGCCAGTAATAGTTGGGCTTGTTAATGTTTTTTGCGTTAAAGTTTGAGTATCATTTAATGTTGCAACAACCGATGTATTTACGGAAAATGTTGGGGTAGCTCCTGCGCCACCTGAATTATTTGATAATATAATTCCACTGCCAGCTTCAACTGATTTGACATAATTTCCAGTCGTACTAGAACCCAATACTATGTTCGATGGGGCGTCCACGTCAGCTGCCATCCAGTTACTTGTCAGCTGATCCCATCGCAAATACTGACCATTTATCTTACCCGTTGTATCGACATCGTTTAAATCATTTACACTTAAAGATCCTGCTGTAGCAACATTGTCGTCTGCCGGAACAAATTTGCCCAATGAAGAACTATACTTTAATACTTTTCCATCTGATGCGCCTGTTGGATCAATTGAAAAACTGTTTACAGATAAATTAGTTGTGCTTACATTTGTTGCATTTGCAACGTTTCCAGTTATGTTGCCTGTTACGTTTCCAGTAAGATTTCCAGTTACATTGCCGGTAAGATCACCAGCGACATTTCCAGCGACATTTCCGGTGACATTGCCAAGTAGGTTGCCAGCGACATTTCCAGTTACATGGCCATAAAATTGTTCTGCTGTTACATCTGCGAAACTTGGAGTAGCATCCAAACCAATTGGTTGCCCAATGGATATTGTTGCATTAGCTCCAGGACCATCGCCATTGGTAAAAATTATTTCTACTCCGGCACCGGAATATAGTCGACTTACATAATCTCCACTAGTGTGGACACCTAACGTTACACTTTCTGGCATCAAATATGCGTCAAGTGTACCACTTTGTAAATTATTTAAAGTTACATTGCCATATAGATCTCCGCCTAAAGTGACCTTTGGAGAAACCCCAGTAAAGTTTGGAGTAGCTAAAGTTTTATTGGTTAAAACTTGGCTATCATTCAAGGTAGCAACAACTGCGGTATTGATTGCAACAGCTGCTGAAGAACCTTCTCCAGCAGTATGCGTGACCGTGATGCCATTGCCGCTGGTTACATCGGAAACAAAATTGCCAGTAGTGTCAGTGCCAAGGTCTACTGCGTCATTGATCCAAGAAGAACCATTGTATCTTAAAAAATCACCATTAGCAGCAGATGATATTGTTACGTCTGATAAATTACCTATAGTTGTAGATTCAGCTGTTAATGAAGTTGTTATTGAAATATTAGATGATCCGTCGAAAGAAGCGGAACCAGTGACAGGACCAGTTAATTCTATTGTTCTAGCAGTTGCTAGTTTTGTTGCAGTGTCTGCGTTTCCAAATAAACTACCAGTAACATTCCCTGTGACGTTACCGCTAAGATTTCCAGTCACGTTACCAGTCACATTGCCAGTAAGATTTCCTGTGGCATTACCTGTGACATTACCAGTGACATTACCAGTAAGATTTCCTGTTGTGTTACCCGTAACATTTCCCGTTACGTTACCAGTAAGATTTCCGGTGACGTTACCAGTAAGATTTCCAGTAAGATCTGTTCCTTCACCAATTATGTTATAAAATGTAGTTCCATCATTAGTGTACTGCCACTTGTCCGTTGATTCGTTCCAACGAATTTGGACGTTTGTTGAAGTTCCACGCTCAACTTCTATTCCAGCGTTTATGGCTGGCGCACCAGTGACTCCAGTATTTAAGACTATAATATTATCTTCTATTAGAAGAGTTTCCACGTTAACTGTTACTGTTGAACCAGATACAGTTAAGTCTCCACTTATAACAACATTTTCTACTGTAGAAATATTGCTATTATTTTTTACCCAAGACAAAGATGTGGAGACTATTGTATTTGATTCATTTACATAATACAGTAAGTCATTAGCCGGATCTAAGGCTATTTGACCTTTTACTAAATTTGGTATTGTCATGAAAAACCTTTCCTAATTAAAAGGTTCCACCGTCAAATGTCATATTGTCTATAGAACCGCCAGTAATGGTAACGTTATTTGAATTTTGTACTGCGATTGTTCCAAGACCTAATGTGGTTCTAGCCGTAGATGCATCTGCGTCATCGACAAGACTTCTTCCAAATGCGGTAAAAGTTGCAAGAGCTGCTGTATTCGCTCCAGTGAAATAAGGAATTCTATCGGCTTCAGAGGTTAGTCCAGCAATCGCTGCCAACTCTGGATCGTAAGCTTGTACGTCTGTACCAATTACCAAACCTAAGTTTGTCCTTGCATTTGCTGCGTCTGTTGCTCCAGTACCACCATAAGCGACACCTACAGCTGTTGCGCTCCAAGTGCCTGTTGCAATATTGCCAAGTGATGTCAAGCTTGAATTAATAACACCTGAACCAAGTGTAGTGTTGCTTAATACTGAAGTCCCATCAATCTTGTAAATTTTACTTGATGCTATATTTATATGCTCTGATGATGTCCATGAATCTGTTGAGTCAATCCAGTTAAAGGTCTTATCTGTTGCACCTTTCACTGTAAATCCAGCACCATCTGCTGTTACATCTGTTGGAGATGCTGTGTTGGCTAAAACTATATTTTTATCTTCAACTACTAAGGTTGCCGTGTTAAGTGTTGTTGTATTTCCATTAACGATTAAATCGCCTGTTACAGTGAGATTATTACTAATCGTAACGTTAGCTGGAAGGCTTAAAGTTACCGAACCATTTGATGCGGAAACAGATACTTCATTAGTTGTCCCAGTTAAAGAAACAACACCTTGGTTTGTTATCGTTATAGTATCTGTAGCACTAGCTTCAGTAGTTATTCCTGTCCCGCCAACAATTGTAAATGTGTCACTTCCACTAGTTATTGTTAAGTTAGAACCAGTATTAGCGGCTACGGTAAACGCAGTAGCGACTCCACCCATAGCTTGATCTACATATAGTTTGGTAGCAGCGTGTGCGTTTGCAGTTGGTGTTGCAACAGATATTGTTCCAGAAAAAGTTTTATTACCAGTAATGGTTTGGTTTGTGCCAAGGGTAGTATATGCACCATAACCAGCAATTGCAATAACAGATGTTGCACTGCCGCCAGCCCCGCCAGTTCCTGTACCATAATAAAGGGTATTGTCAGCTTCGTTAAATGCTAGTTCTGCATTCTCAAGACTTGTTGGGGCACCTGCTGCTCCAGCGCTAGACCTTCTTTTAATTCTTAGCGTATTAGCCATTTTTAAAAATTCCCTCCATCAACAAGATTTGACTCTGCATAATTGATCCATTGAGAGCCGTTATATCTTAATACTTGACCACTCGCAGCTGAATCTATAGTAACATCTGTCATCCCATTTAGAACTGATTGAGTTGAAATATTTGATTCTGCTGCAATGATTCTATCCTTAATCGTAAGATGAGAACCTGCTGGGTTGATCCCCAAAACAGTTTGTATTCCTTCTACCGCATCGTTTAGATCAGTATGTTGCTGATGGTGTGGTACTGTAGTCGAATTTAGAGTATCATTAGCTGTTGGATTTACAAAATTATCTAATGATGCTGGATAGTTTGTGGCCACAAAAACTCCTAAATAGAAAGTATTTTAGTATTTGAATCACTCCAGATTATAGTAACAGGAGTGTCACTGTTAGATCCTACAAATGGTAGACCACTTGAAGTATCTATAAAAAATATTAACTTTGAATTAGAATCTGAGCTTCCGCTTTGATATAAAACTACCCCATCAAAATACTGCCCATTGTAGTCAGCTATGGAAACATTATCTCCATCTAATACGCCTAATGAGTTAACCACATTAGTCATGCTATTTGATCTTTTTTTTATAGCACTTGCTGGTATGTCTGAGATGTATTGGTCTGAATTCTCATTTGGTGTATATAAAGATTTATCAATAAGAAGAACTTTTAAGCTATTTGAACTTAAGTTAAATTCACCATTTAATAAAGATTCTTTAGCTTTTTTGTATACAAAATTAGCCATATTAAATTCCAATATCTTTAGAAATTTTAATTCTATATTTATAACCTTGTTCAAAATAATCTTTATCAGAAGTAAAATACGATGGGGTTGCGTCTAGTGAAGGGAAGTCGATATACACTTCTGCCCTCCAAGAATGGGTGCTCACACTTGTGGTAATGTTTTCC